GAAAACCAATTGAGATATCTCCTAATAGGATTTATAATTGTGCTTACCTACCTATTGACCATGTAGATTCGTTTAGTGAAACAATGTTTCTATTATTAGGAGGAACAGGAGTTGGATATTCGGTACAAAAACATCACGTCGCTAAGTTACCAGTAATTCAAAAACCATACCCAAAAAGAAAGAAAAGATTTTTAATTGGAGACTCAATTGAAGGTTGGGCAGATTCTATTAAAGTTCTTATGAAATCATTTATGAATGGTGGGGGAAGTAGGGTAGAGTTTGATTTTTCTGACATTAGACCAAAAGGAGCTCGATTAATTACATCTGGGGGAAAAGCTCCAGGACCACAACCACTAAAAGAATGTTTGGTT